TCTTCGTTATCCTCAAGTACTGTTTCTTTTTGATTACCTATTACTTTTTCAACATAATTTGAAGCTAATGGATCTAATGATAAATTACTCCAAGTTTCTAAAATTGAAGGAAATAATGATGTGTCATTTCCTTGTCTAATAACTAAAGAAAAAGTTCCATCATTAATATTATTATTAGTTATTTGCCATCTAAAATTTTCAGAAGAACCACTTAATAACGATCCGTTAGATCCAGTTGGTCCAACACTATTCATAATTTCTCCTTCAGATAAAGTTTCTAAAGTAAAGGATGTTGTGTTAGTTCCACCAGTAAAATATGTTGTTGAACCAGAATTATGATAAAATAAATTTCCTGCTAATCCGTTAGGATTAATTGAGGTTAATACTAAATTTGGAGAGGAATTACTTGAACTTATAAATTGTAAAGAAGCACTATAAGGGGATATTGAACGACTAACGTTAAATATTGCAGAAGAAGTAGTTACATAATCCGCTACAGTTGATGCAGCAAATGAACCTGTTCTAATGTAAATTACAGTGGAAGTGTTTGCGGGTAAAGTTGCCGATCCAGTGTAAAATAAAGTAATACCATTTACATTTAAAGATTGAGAACCAACAGATGCTAAACTTGCGGAAATATATGTTAAATTAACTGTTGATGATGCAGAAGTTGCTGCAATTGAAGAATATATAGAGGATGTTGCTGAAGTAAAGGTTCCACTTACTACACGTGTTACTAGTAATGTATCTCCTCCACTATTAAAATAGTTATATGCTGCAATAGAGGTAAAATATGTGTAAGTTTGGCTACCACTTAAAAATGTAGAGCCAAATTTATTTAAATAATCACTATAAGTAGTACATAAAACAGGGATACCAACTTTACCTTTAACTGTTGGGCCTATTATAGCGGCGCCTGCTTGGATTGGTTGTTGTGTTATAAATGATTGATCATTTTCTATAGCTAATACACCAGGGGATACAATTGTTTCTGCCATTTGTTATAAATTATTTTTATTATAAATATGGCAAAAATTTGAATATATTAATTTGATTTAATAATTTCGCCTGTTTCTGGGTCTAGGTTAAATTTTCCATATTTATCAAATAAAGTTTTTGTAAATTCTTTTTCTTGATTTGATATCTCTGTTAGGTATGATTTTGCTGATTCATATCTATTTTCAACTTGGATTTTAATTAGTGATATTTCACCTAACTCTACTACTATAGATTCGGTTTTGTTTTGGATTTCTTTTAATGTAGTTTTTTCTTCTTCTGTTAAAAACTTTTTTTCTGTAACTTCTTGAATAATTGACATAGTTTATTTATTTTGTTTGTGGTTATATATTAAATTGGTTTATGGTCGTCTAGCGGTTCTTATCCATATTCCTTCCATATTTACAAAAGTGTCTGCTTGACTGGTACCAATTACTGAAATTGTTGTACCACTTGGATCTTGTGGTTGATGAGTGGCACCGTAATACCCGGCATATGTAGTGTCTGCATTAATAATAATTATGGTTTGTCCATCTGCTTTAGTAGATGGGTTTGGGAAGTTTATATAATAAGCTCCCCCTGAATCCATTGTTGTAAAACGATAAACTCCTGGTTCAGATATTGTATAATCGGCACCAACAGTAGTTAAACTTCCTAAAGCATTTTGTGGGATAAAATATCCGGTTGCAGAAATTGGGTTTGCGGTAATTGTAGTACCGTCAAAAGTAAGTGTACTTGTACCAGCTAATACTCCTGCATTATTATATTGTATTTGAGTATCCGAACCTGCAGGAGAGGCTGTTCCTAAAAGTGAACCAGTAAATGATGTTGCTGTTAAAGATCCAGAAATATCTACTGTTTTTGCGGCAAAATCACCTTTTATCAATGGTGTACCGGAGCCAGAGGCAATATATAGTTTATTGCTTTCTTGAGTGTCAGATGAAGGTCCTGCTCCAAATCCAATTGCTATGTTGTTTGAGGAACTTCCGGAAAAATTTGATCCCGCATTTTGTCCAAATGCTATATTGTTACATCCTACTGTGTTACAACATAAAGCAGCACGTCCTATTGCTGCATTATTACATCCTGTTGTATTAAAAACTAAAGCATTAAATCCTATTGCTGTGTTGTAACATCCTGTTGTGTTATTTTGTAAAGCTGTTCTTCCTATTGCTGCATTGTAATTTCCTACTGAATTTGAGGTTAAAGTGCGATAACCTAATGCTATGTTGGCGCGTCCTGTTGTATTAGCACGTAAAGAACAATATCCTATTGCTGTATTATTAGATCCGGATGTATTAGTACATAAAGCCTGAAGTCCTATTGCTGTGTTAAAGTTTCCTACTGAGTTATTTTTTAAAGAAGTATTTCCTATTGCTGTATTGTTACATCCTATTGTATTGGCGCGTAAAGCACAATATCCTATTGCTGTATTGTTAGTTCCTGTTGTATTAGAGTATAAAGCCTGAAGTCCTATTGCGGCATTGTAGTTTCCTGTTGTATTAGTAAATAAAGCACTATTGCCTATTGCTGTGTTACTACATCCTAATGTGTTACAGCGTAAAGCACTACTTCCTATTGCTGTATTAGCGGTTCCGGATGTGTTTTTTTCTAAAGCTCTACGTCCTATAGCGGTATTAAGGGTTCCTCCTGTATTAGCACATAAAGCATAACGTCCTATTGCTGTGTTGTATCCGCCCGTTGAATTAGAAAATAAAGCACGGTAACCTATTGCTGCATTATGATTTCCTGTTGTATTAGCTCGTAAAGCACATTGACCTATTGCTGTATTATTGGATCCGGATGTGTTAGTATATAAAGCTTCAAGTCCAATTGCTGTGTTAAAGTTTCCTACTGAGTTACAGCGTAAAGCATTATTTCCTAGTGCTGTATTATTGCATCCTATTGTATTACAGCGTAAAGCACGAGATCCTATTGCTGTATTGTTATTTCCTGTTGTATTAATATTTAAAGCATATTGTCCTATTGATGTGTTGTAACATCCTATTGTATTACAGCGTAAAGAATCTCTTCCTATTGCTGTATTGTTAGTTCCTGTTGTATTTTCGTACAAAGCAGAGCTTCCTATTGCTACATTGTTTTGTGCTGTTGTGTTTTTAGCTAAAGTAAATCGTCCTATTGCTGTATTATGAAGTCCTGTTGTGTTAGAACATAAACTATATTGACCTATTGCTATATTATATGCTGTTGTATTAGCTTGTAAAGCTTTATTTCCTATCGCTACATTATTGGATCCGGATGTATTAGTACATAGAGCTTCAAATCCTATTGCTGTATTAAAGTTTCCTACTGAATTTGATCTTAAAGCACGATTACCTATTGCTGTATTATTGCATCCTATTGTATTAGAACATAAAGCATATGGTCCTATTGCTGCATTGTTGCATCCTGTTGTGTTAGCTCCTAAAGCACTTCTTCCTATTGCTGTATTATTGGATCCTGATGTGTTAGTGCACATAGCAAGAGTTCCTATTGCTGTATTGTGGGATCCTACTGAGTTACAACCTAAAGCAGTATTTCCTATTGCTGTATTGCTTTGTCCTGTTGTATTAAGGCATAAAGCAGCTTTTCCTATTGCTGTATTGCTTTGTCCTGTTGTGTTAGCACATAAAGCAAAAAGTCCTATTGCTGTGTTATATTGTCCTGTTGTATTATTTCTTAAAGCATTTTGACCTATTGCTGCATTAAAAGATCCGGATGTATTACTATTTAAAGCATAATGTCCTATTGCTGTGTTATGGTTTCCTACTGAATTAGAGAGTAAAGCACGATAACCTATTGCTGTATTGCATCCTCCTATTGTATTATTATTTAAAGCACTTCTTCCTATTGCTGTATTGCTAGCTCCTGTTGTATTAGTAGTTAAAGCATAATGTCCTATTGCTGTATTGTGGCGTGCTGTAGTATTACAGCATAACGCTTTACGTCCTATTGCTGTATTATAGTTTCCTGTTGTATTAGCGCGTAAAGCATATTGTCCTATTGCTGTATTATAGTTTCCTGTTGTATTACAAGCTAAAGTATAACGTCCTATTGCTGTGTTATTAGATCCAGAATTTAGGCGTAAAGCATTATTTCCTATTGCTGTATTGTTGGTTCCTGTTGTATTAGCACATAAAGCTTGATATCCTATTGCTGTATTGTTATTTCCTGTTGTATTATAGCGTAAAGCACAAAATCCTATTGCTGTGTTGAAGCATCCAGTGTCGTTACTTTGTAAAGCACTCTGGCCTATCCCAACATTCCTGTTTCCTGTTGTGTTAGAGAGTAAAGCCTGGAATCCTATTGCTGTATTATGAATTCCTGTTGTATTATTGCGTAAAGTATAACATCCTATTGCTGTATTGTTGCATCCTGTTGTATTAGCTTGTAAAGCATATTGTCCTATTGCTGTATTGTTGCATCCTGTTGTATTAGTTCGTAAAGCACAACATCCTATTGCTGTATTGTTGCATCCTGTTGTATTATTGCGTAAAGCAGTAAAACCTATTGCTGTATTAAAGTTTCCTGTTGTATTAGCTCTTAAAGCACATTGACCTATTGCTGTATTGTTAGATCCGGATGTGTTAGTGTATAAAGCTTCAAGTCCAATTGCTGTATTAAAGTTTCCTACTGAATTTGATCTTAAAGCACGATTACCTATTGCTGTATTATTGCATCCTATTGTGTTAGCTTGTAAAGAGCCAGATCCTATTGCGGTATTAAAGCATGCTGTTGTATTATAAAATAATGCACAATGTCCTATTGCTGTATTGTGAAGTCCTGTTGAATTTTTACATAAAGCTTGACATCCGATTGCTATGTTAAAGTTTCCAAATGTGTTATTTACTAAAGTATCACGTCCTATTGCTATATTGTTACATCCTGAGCAGTTATTAAGTAAAGCAAATGATCCTAATCCTATATTATTGTATCCTGATGAATTACTAAGTAAAGTGCTACGTCCTATTGCTATATTGTAGCGTCCTGTTGTGTTAATTTTTAAAGCACCATAACCTATTGCTGTATTGGCGTTTCCTGTTGTATTATCGCGTAAAGCTTGACGACCTATTGCTTGATTGTCACAACCTGTTGTATTAGCTCGTAAAGCACATTGACCTATTGCTGTGTTATAGGCTCCTGTTGTATTTTTAGATAAAGATCCACTTCCTGCTGCAAAATTATGTGTACCTGTTGCAGAGGAGCTAAAGTTTGTTGTTGCACCAATTGAGATATTTGTAGAAATATTTCCACCACCTGTGCTAATAAGTAAATTGTTAATTGAACCTGTTACACCTAAAGATCCTGTTATTTGAGCGGATCCTGTGAATGGAAATGCTGCACCCCCTGCACTTGGGGCCCATGAAGCAGATACAGCAAATGAAGCAGTACCAAACAATGATCCGGTGAAACCTGCTGTTGCAATAACGCTACCTGTTACTTGAACTTGAGAGCCTGAAGCAAAGATTAGATTTGATCTTGCTGCACCTGATACACCATTACCTACTATAAATGCAGATTGAGCTGAGGATTCTATGTTATATTGCCCTTGTACGTGTTGGTTTGATCCAGATGCTATTGTACCCCAACCTTCTGCGTGTGAATAGTCTCCTAAAGCTATGGTATCATGACCTTCTGCGTGTGAGAATACTCCGGTTGATGTTGAACCACCACCTTCTGCGTGTGAGAATGCTCCGGTTGATGTTGTACTACCACCTTCTGCGTGTGAGTGTTGTCCGGTTGCTATTGAACCAGCACCTTCTGCGTGTGAGCCATCTCCGGTTGCTGATGTACTACCGCCTTCTGCATGTGAATAGGCTCCTGAAGCTGTTACGTCAGAGCCTTGAGCATGAGCAAATAGTCCGGATGCTAAAGATGCAGATCCTTGGTTGAATGATCCAGTTACTCCTAACGACCCTGTAATTTGAGCTGATCCGGTAAATGGAAAGGCAGGTGCATATGAAGCACTTAGTGCTTGTGTTGCATATGAAGCTGTTCCTAAAAGTGAACCCGTAAGAGATGTTGCTGTTAAAGAACCGGAAATATTTACTGTTTTTGCTGCAAAATCACCTTTTATCAGTGGTGTGCCGGAACCAGAGGCAATATATAGTTTGTTGCTTTCATCTGTAAATGTTGAAGGGCCAGCTCCAAATCCAATTGCTATATTGTTTGAGGAACTTCCGGAAAATAAACATCCTGCATTTTGTCCAAATGCTATATTATTTGATCCTGAAGTATTAATACATAAAGCATTTTGTCCTATTGCTGTATTATGTACTCCGGTTGTGTTAGATTCTAAAGCTCTATATCCAATTGCGGTATTATATCCTCCGGTTGTATTTTGTTGTAAAGCAGATATTCCTATTGCTGTGTTGTAGTTTCCTGTTGTGTTAGCATATAAAGCACTATTTCCTATTGCTGTATTATTAAGTCCTGTTGTATTATAGCGTAAAGCATTTATTCCTATTGCTGTATTGTAGTTTCCTGTTGTATTGCTATTTAAAGCATTATTTCCTATTGCTGTGTTGTTGTTTCCTGTTGTATTAAAAGTTAAAGCAAAACCTCCTATTGCTGTATTGTAGTTTCCTGTTGCATTGGAATTTAAAGTATTACGTCCTATTGCTGTATTGTCGGTTCCTGTTGTATTATAGCCTAAAGCACATATTCCTATTGCTGTGTTATGGGATCCTGATGTATTAGAGTATAAAGTACAAAATCCTATTGCTGTGTTGTGGGATCCTGATGTGTTAAATTGTAAAGCAGATTGTCCTATTGCTGTATTATCGCATCCTCTTATATTATAGAATAAAGCTTGACTTCCTATTGCTGTGTTGCCATTTCCTGTTAAATTATCCGATAAAGCAGCCTTTCCTAGTGCTATATTGTTGTTTCCTGTTGTATTATGAAGTAAAGCACCATTTCCTATTGCTGTGTTGTAGTTTCCTGTTGTGTTAGTAGATAAAGCACTATTTCCTATTGCTGTGTTGCTGTTTCCTGTTGCAGAGGAACTAAAGGCTGTTGTTGCACCAATTGAAATGTTTGAGGAAATGTTTCCTCCACCTGTGCTTATAAGTAAATTGTTAATTGAACCTGTAACACCTAAAGATCCTGTTATTTGTGCGGATCCTGTGAATGGAAATGCAGGTGTGGATGGTGCATATGAAGCACTTAGTGCTTGTGTTGCATATGAAGCAGTACCGGTTAATGTTCCTGTAAATGAACCACTGAATGATCCAGTGTTTGAAAGGAATTGATCTACTCTATTTGCTGTTACAATAAGTGAAGGAATTCCTGGTACTATTCCAAATGCTGGTTCTGCATGTAAACGAACGTTTGCATCTGGTGAATACCACATTAATTGAAAGTAATCACCTGCGGCCGCATTTACAAAGAAATTCCATGCTGCTACATAATGAGCTCCATTACCAGTTAATTGTACTGATGTTGCTGTATCTGATAAATCGGTACCGTTTTTTCTAATCCATATCCATATCTCATCGGTTCCACTATCTGTTTTATCTACTTGAGCAGAAAATTGTATATCATATACTCCAGCATTTTCTGTTTTAATATATGTGTTGTATGGATTAGTTGAACCGGAAATAGATACTCCGTTTGTAATGTCTGTTATATTAAGTGACATTGATCTAGCTGTACCCGCTACATTTGTTTGTGTTTGTGTAGAATAGAAGCTACCATATGAGCCTGTTGCTGTATTAAAATTTGTACTTCCACTTAATGTAGCACTAACTGTTACTTGACCTAAACCATTGGTTGGTGATAATGTAACATTTGGACCTGCTAATAGTTGTGTAACACCACCATTTAAAGCATATGAAGCACTTAATGCTTGAGTTGCATATGAAGCGGTTCCTAAAAGTGATCCAGTTATACCGTTTGATACGATAAGTGAATTTAGTGAGGCATTTGAGCCTGATACAACTACTTTATTCCAGTTTGGCATTTAATAAATTTATTACGGTTGGTTACACAGAATATGCTGTGTCCACTTCCTTTTTAGGCCTATAATACAGTTATAAATATATTATTATTTTTTTCTAGTTAATTTAACTTCTTCAGTTTCTAGAATTTGTTGAAGAGTTACATTTTTGTTTTGTTCTTCTTCCTTAATTATTCGAGTAATTTCTTCTAACTCGTGTTCAAGTTTTAATTGAAGATTAGCACAAAATTTAGCATCTTTACCTTGGATATTTACTGTTTCTAATGCTTGACGTAAAAAATTTAATTCACTATGGGTAAAATCTAAAGAAAATAAATTCATAACTTAATTATTGAGTTTGTTCTGTATATTGATTTTGCAGCTTAACGATTAAATTATATAAATGCTCTATGTCTTCTCCAAGGAAATTTGATCGTTTTATCATAGAAAGTAAAACTTCTATTTCTTGAATAGATAATTGATTTAAAGCCAATTCAGGGATTATTGGTTTTGGTTTGATTCTGTCTAGAATACTCATAACATTGATTTTAAAAATTAATGGGTAAGCATTACGCTTACCCTATTTTATTAAGCGTAAATAAAAATATCTCCTGTACTTGAATTAACATGAATATTACCAAATCCATTTGAAGCACCTCCATATAATGGAGCAGCTGATGGATTTGAGGCAGCAAATTCAGTTGTAGTAATATATGCTGCAGGTGTAAATGAAGCTCCATTAGCTGTAAAACTTGAGGTAAATGCCCAACGATTAGTAGCACTATCATATCCATATAATTCACCTATATTTTGAGTACCTTGTTGAATAACAATACCACCATCACCCGCTGTATTTGAACCAGAAGCAAATAATACAAATCTATCTGCTACCTCTAAGTTAGTTGTGTTTTGGAATGAAGCTGTACCTTGTACTGTTAAGTTACCTGTAATAATCTCATTACCAGTTACGGTTAATGTAGTACCATCAAATGTTAAATTTCCTTCACCATTAATTGTACCACCACCTGTTGCTGTTAATACTCTGTTATCGGTATTATTGGTAATAGCATTAGTAATATTATTAGTAGAAGCAGCATATGAAGCACTTAATGCTTGGCTTGCAAATGAAGCTGTTGTAGTTAATGTATTTGTTGTAGCATTATAAGTCAATCCGGTTGAATCAATTCTTTGGGCTACATTACCTGTTGTAGTATCAACAAATGTAACATAATAAGGTCCTGTACCAGTTGTTGTGTCTGTTACTGCGGTATTGGCAGCATTTGTTGCATTAGTAGCATTTGTTGCCCAAGATGAAGTACCTTGTAATGAACCTGTAAAACTAGTAGAAGATACTGAAGTTAAACCTGTAATTGTAGTTGCTAGAGCTAAACTATCTGTACCTTCAACTGCTAAATTAGTTCCTGCTAAGTCAGTTAATAAATTACCATAAGTTACAAACTTACTAGCACCATCATTAATAAAGAATTTATCAGTATTAGATAAATCGGTTTTTGCAGTTATAGGAAAACTAGCTGCTACTCCAGATAATCCTGATCCATCTCCGAAAAATGATCCACTAAATGATCCTGATAGGTTTGAAGATGCCCCAGTTAACTGTAATGAAGTAGTGCCTGTAATTGTAGAACCATTATCTGTTAATGATGAGTTAGTAAATGCTGTACCTGACCATTTATTAATATTATTAGTGCTTAAAGTAGAGGCACCACTTACTGCTACGGTTGCTGTTGTAGCACCATCATAAGTAAATGTTGTAATACCTGTACCTTGAGTTAAATCAGGTAAGTTGGTAGTACCAACAAAATTACCTTGAAATGATCCACTAAATGAACCAGAATGTACTAATCCTGTAGCAGCTGTTGTTGCTACAATATTGCCAGTACCATTAATTGCTGTTGTAGTTAAGTTACCTGCGGTACCACCACCTATTACTACATTTCCAGATGTTAAACCATCTACCTGCACGTTTGCTAGGTTGGCTGTACTGCCCGATACTATTACTTTTTTCCAAGTTGCCATGTTTGTTTTTTATTTTATTATAAATATATGTTTTTTTAGTCTAATCCAATAAAAAGTGAAGATGATGTAAAATATATTGCTCCATTTGGTGCTGTACCTGTAGGGTCTATAGATTGAGTTGCTAATGTTACGATTCCACTTTGAGATACAGTTAAAATAGGTTGATTACTAGCATTCTTAATTAAAAATAAATTAGTAGCACTTCCCGATATAGTTGTTAATCCAGTACTAGATACTGTAAATGGATTATAGCTTCCGGATCTAATAATAAAAATATCTCCAGTTACATCAACACTTGCAGTTACACTTCCAGTTGATATAAAACTACCTCCACTCCCCGTCCCAAAGCTAACTAATGTCCATCCTCCGGTTGAGCTATAGCTACCGGTATCTGTTAAAACATATAACTCGTTTGCATCTCGTTGATATACTACTAAACCTTCATAAACATTAGCTGCAGAAAACCCTAATCGAGCGGCTTGATCGGAAACCGAAAACCTTGCATCAATCGGATCGACGTTCGTAATGTTAAACCCACTAGGTAATATAATTGCCATTTCTTATTCTATGTTAATACATATGTTATGCTTGTTCCGGCCCCACCTGCTTGTAGTGTGTTTGATCTATATACTTTATATTGTCCTACTGTTGTCAATGTGAATGAACTAAATACACCAAATCCACCCGTTGTTATGTTTGTTAAACTTGCTAGTGAACTATTGAATGCTATATAATGGTACTTGTCCCCAGTCCAAGTTATTGTTAATGTTTGTCCACTCGCTGTTGTTGTTCCCTTCGATACAGTTCCAACTGTACCACCTAGAGTAGTATCCCATGCCGCTAGATTTTCTAATTCTGTAGATGTAAAGGATGTTGTAGATGATGCTCCATATCTTAAACTTCTAATCTTTGTATATGTGAATGAGTTTGTAGATGTTATTGTCAATGCTGGACTATTGTCAGATCCTAATACCCCTGATGAAGAATAATTTGATGTTGCAGTTGCGGTTATTGAACTTGATCCAGTTGCAGAACCAGTTACAAATATAGGTGATGTTACATTTGTTGAAGTAAAATTATGAACCCAAGAATTTGCTGTTCCAGAAGCTGATACAAATGAAATACTACCTGTAGCTCCTTGTTCTATTTGGTTTGATGTTGAACCCAGCTGTACCGTTGCTGTTGGTGTAATTGTTGGTGATCCTGGATTGGTTTTTGATAGGGTTCCTGTAAGTGTAGTTGATTGCATGTTCAACGTATTGTCTAATGGGCTTGATGCCGTTACTTGCAGACTATATGTATGACTTCCAGTTGTAGTTGTGTTATAAACTAATTGAGTTGCTAGTGATCCAGTAGATGTTAATAAAACACCACCTTCGTATAGTGATGCACTTATTAAAGTATATCCACCTACTGCTATTGTACCGGTTACTGTATAATTATCTGTTACTTTATTAAATCTATCTGTTGCAAATGTACTATTAAAAGAAGCTACTGGTGCTGATGGTACTGTAGGTGTTCCAAATATAAATTTAAGTCTTCCGTTAACAAATGTTACAGCTACGTTGCTATCATAATCAGCTACTTCAATTTCACTCAATGGATTATTGCTAGCAGATACATATGTAACCCCGGCGCCAAATCCGCTAGCAGCTGCAGATTGAGATATAAACGTTGGATTAATAAATGATGCCGTTTGCGCATTTTGAGCAAAGGATGCTGTTAATGCATATGAAGCGCTTATTGCATTTGATACTGAACCACTAAAAAATGAAGCTGTTTGTGCGTTTTGAGCAAATGAAGAAGTTAAAGCATATGAAGCAGTTATAGCTAAGGATGATCCTTTATCTGATATAACTATGTTTTTAGTTGTACCACCTGTCTCTTTAGTACCTATTACAAAACGAGATGATCCATCCGGATCATCTTCAACACTAAGACTACTAGATATTGTTGGAGCTCCAAAACTCTCTGACAAAAAGAATATAGTACCGTGATTAACATATAAATGATTCCATGCAGAAGTTGGTGATCCTAGATTATATGGTGAAATACCTTCAGGATTTGGTTTTCGGGGAACCCAATCACCAAATGGTTCGTCTGCTAATAGTGCATTACTTGCTAAATTTGCGTTATTAGCAAAGTTTGCAGTAGTAGCAAAGGTTGCAAGTGATGCAGTACCTTGTAATGATCCAGTAAATCCTGCTGTTGCTTTAACGCTTCCAGTAACTGCTAATGAACCTGTAATTATTGCGGATCCAGTAAATGGAAACGAGCTACCGCCTCCTCCTCCGTTTAATGCAAAAGAAGCAGTCAATGCAAAATTTGCATATGAAGAGGTTCCAAATAACGAACCCGTTATATTGTATGAACCCGATCGTAACTGTTCCGGTTTAATTAATGCCATTTTATTTTCCTTGTGCTGCGTAAGGTTTTACGTAGTTTTTACTATTTTTACTTTTGCTAAATTTTGTTTTAGCATGAATTCCTGGTCTTTTTACTTTAGGTTTTCTTACAAATGAAATTGTTGCTTGTGATTTTGCTTTTGCTGCCATTTTATTATAAATATTAAACGTTAACTACTAAATTTTCCAATTGCTACTACCTCATCTTGAGCATTAAAACTATATCCTAATTCTAAAGATATAATAACTAATGTTGATGTATTATTACCGTTATCAATGAATGAAGATATAGCTGCATTTTCAATTAAAGTACCATTACAGAATATAGAAAAATTATTTAAAGATGTAGATGGTAGTCCAGCAGGAGCAGGTAACCAACCACTAGCAAATGTTATTGTAGTTGAATCAATAAATGTTCCTAATTTTTGTATATTTGTATTTAAATATTGAAGCACAGCCGGATCTATATAATTTATTATTTGTTTTGAGTCATCTATAAATATTGGAGAAAGTTTTTTGGTTGTTGATTTAACCTCGGATAAATTATTTACTGTTTCTAATCCAATTATAACTTGAGATTTACTGTTATATTTTTTAATTGCTGTTAATTCTTTTTGAATTGTATCAGGTACTACATATCCAAATAATTTAATAGAAAATGTTCCTTTTACAATTCTATTTGTATTATCTGTAATTTCTACAGTTGTTGCATATGAATCAATAGATGCTTTAAATTTAAACCGTTCTGGGTCTCCCCAGTATGAATCTGAAGCATAGTTAACGGCCTCAATTATTTTGTTTAATTGTTCAACATAGTATGTTTGGATAGTACAACTATATGTTAAAGTTACATAATCAGGCACTACATTTACTACAAATTGTTCAGTTGGAATTCTATTATTTAATAAATTAAAATTTGAATAATCATTTTTTAAATTATATGTTTTTTTAAAAGATGTATATAAATGGGGTGTATTAGCATCTAATTTATTTGAAAGAGAACGATTTTTATCAATTGTATCTCGTTTAAACATAATTAAAGGAGACATAATTGCACCATTTTTATCCTTATAGTATCCATCTTTTTGAGTAGATTTCCATCTTTCAGGAGATCCATATATAATAGGTACCGGTATTCTTACACCATTTTGTAAAACAGTAGGTCTAATAACATTTTGAAAATAATACATTATTGACTCATCTATGTCCTGTAAACCTAAAGTAAATGGTTTTGTTGTATCACCTTTAAATGACATTTGATTAGATCGATTAAAATCAACTCCATTTTGATCATTTGCAGAAAATTGATTAAATTCTATTTGAGTATTTGGGTTACCTAAAGATTGACCTGTTTCAGGAGAGATATAAGGATCTACTAAACCATTTGATATCTCTTTTTGGGATTTTGGTTGTGGTTTTCTAATTGATGGCATGGTTTTATATCCTTTCTTTAGTTATACCTACTTTATCTGAAGGAACATAATGAGCAGTACATGTAATAGATATATCAGCACCAAAATTTTCTAGTCCAGGGTTTAAAGGATTTGGGCTGTATGGGTAATCTGGGTCTTTGCCTACAAATAGTTGATTATCTGCTACGTTATTTAATTCCCAATATCCTTCATACCACATTATTATATCTCCAACTTTAGGTAAAATATTAGCATCAATTAAATCATCTCTAAAAAACTTAAATGTAATTGGTAAATCATAATCTACACCCATATCTCCAGTTGGAGATGATATATCTCCTAAATCAAGTAACATATTTAAAATTACAGGTTCTTCATAATATTTTGCACCTGCGGATTCACCATATATGTTTACTTTAGTTTCTGCTGCTTGTAATTGATAAAATACACACTGTTGGGAAATAATATCATGTAACAACTCACGATTAATGTGTCTAATTAATGAAACGTCTCGAGATGTACCGTAAAGAGCCATATTATCCTATAAAAATTGTCATTGGTACTTGTGCTATAGTTTTATTCTGGTATTCTGCTTCAAGTGATTTATTTTCAAGTAAAACTTTACGTGATGTTGTATCTAAATAGGCTCTTAAACGTTCAATCAGTGCTTGTTTTTCTGTTGTTGCTGCAGAAATTAAATCTCCTTGGTTTAAAGTTACTTCAGATCCAGGAATTGGTATAGTTGAATATTTACCTCTTACATATCCTAAAATTTCTTTAACTATTGCTAGTCCATATTCAAATACCCATTGACGACCAATCGAGTTTATCGTAGTATATGTTGGGTTAGTATATGGTACATTAGAGGCGTTGGTAATTATACTTTGGCCGTTTCGTTCAACATATGGTTGATTACGATCCGATAATAAAATATATTCAAATCGTAATTTATCTACACCTCCATTTGGAATAGGAAATATTCTTAACATATTATTTACTAATTCAAACGAATATTGAGATTTTCTGATTTGATCATTAAATTCAATCATTTGAAATTTTTGCATGTCGTAACTTAAAGGCATTAACATAAAGTTCATTGCAGGAGAATATCCTCCAAATCCCATACTATCCATCATGCTCATCATTCCAGCTCCTGCACCCGCATACGGGTCAAAATATCTAGTAATGGCTGGTGTATTTTCGTAAAAAATACGTTTAATTTCAATACCACCTTGAATATTTTGGGACGTTGCCCAAGATTTCATATCGTAATTTTGTACTCCAGGAGTTAATGTAAGTGATCCTGTATACCAAGAAACAGTTCCTCCAACTCCAGCTTCCGTTCCATATTGGTTTGAAAGTAAAATAACATTAGATAAACTTCCTTGAACTAATTCATTGTTACCAGGTGCTGTATTTGTTGGAGCTCCTTGTAAAGTTAATAAATTTTCAGCTACTTGATAAGCATATATTTCATTTCCGTATGTGGTAATTGCTTCCTCAAATGCAGCATAAAAATTTAAATCTTGTAATTCAATTTCAACTATTGGATATCCTAATCGACGAGAAGCAAATACAGCAAACTTATCAATATCTACTTGAAATTGTAAATCGTTATCATAAAAACCAAATGGTGTTTCTCCGGGGGTAAATGTAGAGCTTCCGCTCCATATGGGAATATTTGCCATGTTTTTAAGAGTTTACTAGTGTATATTCTACATCAATGCTGCCACTTATAGCGTATGCTTGAATAAAATTAATATCGTCTCCAAAAGTACCATTAAATTTACTTGAGGTAACATTTGAGCTTATAACAAATATACTTGATTGAGGTAATACCTCTTGAGTAAATGAGGTTATTGAACCACTTATTGTTAAAGCAATATTATTTGTATTATCTAAATTTGTAATACGAGCATATTTTAAACTACTTGAAGGAAATGTGCCCGCCCCTGGGTTAGGGCCATTTAAATTAAATAAATTAATTGATGTGGTTTGAGGGCATGTTAATATTCTCCTATCAACATTAGTTACATTAGAGATAGAGTACACACTATCGTTTTGAATAGTTTTATTTTTAACTATTTGCTCTTCTGAGATAGTTACTTTAAATGTTGATGGTGTTAAAGTAGTTGACATTTGATATTTTGTTATAAATATTGACAAAAACTTTAATCTTAATTCTATGCTCTAAGGTTTTTATATATGTCTAAAATATATTCTACAATTTCGTGTCTGTGATTTTTTTCTAAGGTAATTACCTCAAATCCAGGTACATCTTTCATATGTTTACATACAACATCAAATCCAGAAGATTTACGATCTTTTAAGTCAATTTGGGCACCATCACCACAAAATACCATTTTTGAACCATGGCATATACGAGTTAATAAAAGTTCCATTTGTGTATCTGTTAAGTTTTGAGCTTCATCAATTACAACTAAACAATTTGTAAAATTTCTACCACGCATAAACGATACAGGAACAATTTCAATTTCACCATCTGCTATACATTTTTCAATTTTTTCTTTATTGTATAGGCGATGCATATTTTCATATACAGGAGCAGTAAATGGAGCTAATTTTTCGTTTACATCTCCTGGCAGGAATCCAATATCTTGTCCTGCTACTACAGTTGGACGAGTAATGATTATTTTTTCAATTTCTCTACTAAAAAGTAAATCTAAAGCAATATTTGCTGCTAATAGCGATTTACCAGATCCAGCTTTACCTTTTAAAACAGTTACAGTGTTGTAAAGAATTTGTTCTTTAGCACGTTTTTGCTCTTCGTTTAATTGGATGTTAAATCTAATGGGACCTTTTGGTTTTCTTTTTTCTTGAAAAACCTTTTTTGCTTCCGGAGTTCGGTTAAAATCATTCATATAACTATATTTGTTGATAAATATTAGTAAAAGACTAAAAAAGCCGAACTTTCGTTCGGCTCTTTATTTTAGTTAAAATTAACTATTAGATACTAGCTAAATCATTAACAAATACACGACCAAAGAATTCTGGACGGATCATTTTCTTAGCGTAACGAGTCAATAAACCTTTACGTGGAGTAAATGTTACTGGATCGTACACAAGAGGTGTCATGATTAACGGTACATATGGAGCAAATACAGCACCAGTTTCAAGGAATTGAGCTCCTCTATAACCCATCAAAATAACGTTTTCTGTCATGTAAGGGTTTTTGTAAACTGTGTAACGGCTGTTAAATTGACCTGCTTTTTGGATACCAAAAGCATATGAACCTTTAGTAACATCACCATCTGAAGATGAAGCAAATCCTGGGATTGATTCAATGATAGTTGCTACTGCTGGGGAACATACTAAGAAATTAGCACCACCTCTAAGAGTCTTTTGGTGAATCTTATTGCTTACTTTTTGGAATTTAGTACCTAAAGTTTGGAACCACTGACCTTGTGTGTTGTAGAATCCTGTTTGAGAAACAGATGTTGGTGTTTCCCAAGCTGTTCTTGCAGCATTTAGGTTATTATTGTTTTTAGCTGACCAATACTCATCTGCAGCAGAAGCATCTTGGATTAACATATCTAAGTTTTCAAGATCTATTTCTAGAGCAATATATTCAGACATGATTGATGTTAATTCAGCTTCAGCATCTAATGATTGGTATGCGTTTAAATCCTGTGCAAATTCTGGTGTCCATTGTGCTTTTAACTTACGAGTTTTAGCAACAATAGCTTCAGATTTCATTTGGATATTGATTTCTGGGATAGCTAATGCATCTGTTGATGTTGAGTTGGCATTATAATATCCTCCTCCATTTTTATCTTCAAAATCACCACGTGTATTATCTGCAGGTTGTTTGTTATACCAAACTGTGTTAGTACCACCATTCAATGGAAGGATTGCACCTACGTTAACTGAACCTGAAGCGATAAAGTATACGTTAGTACCATCAGTAGAAGTATATTGAGGTAAATAACGTAATTGTTGAGCAGCAGTTAAAACAGATCCTGAAGCAACAACAAATGCACGAACACCTTTAAGATCTGAACCAGATAATGAAGTTACAGGGACTGCAACTTTAGAGTAGGAGTTAGTTGCAATTGAAGCTGATAATGTTGAATCATAATCTACATCTGCCCAAGAAGCTGTAGTTACTGTAGTAGTTACAGAAGCTGAGAATTGGTTGATTGAGAATGCAAATCGACCAGCACCATATAAACCTTGAGATGCATCAGCATTTGCTCCTGGGTCTGTGTTACCGTACATTGAAGAAGTAGCACCATAAGTATTTCCAGCAGGACCAAAAGGACCTGTTGGAGCATTTTTCCCATCTGGATCACCATATTGGAAATCTAAGAAAAATACAAGACCTGAAGGTAGATTCATTGGTTGTACAGACATGAATTCTTTAGTTGATAAAGAACCAAATACTTTACGTACCAATGGAAGAGCTACACCAGCCCATTGTTCACCTTGACCAGCTGTAAAACTGCCTTGAGTACCTGCTCCACCTGTTGATGATTGCTCAGTTACTAACTGTTTTGCTTGGTTTTCGAGGATCATAGCCATGTTATTTTTGTTAACTTCGCTACCAAGTCCCTCTAAGAGACCTGTTTTACCCCATTTTGATGCCATTCTAGCGGCATCGTTCTGCATGTTTTTCCATCCGGAAGCAGAACTTTCGAGTAATGAATTAATTGTTGACATTGTTTTGTTTTTTGTTTTTAATTTATAATTTAAATAATTCCAGCCAATTTTTGCATTCTTAAAAATGCCTCGTTTGACTCTACGATTGGTTTTTTAACGTTAGGTGCCATTGTTCCTTTTGAAGCTCTACCTAGGTTTTCGTTAATAGTATTTTTTGAAACTTTGATTCCCTCATTTAATGTTTCAAATACCATTTTTACTTCACCTACGTTTTTAGCTTTGTCAAAAGAACTTAACACTTTTACTTTTTGATTTTCATTTAAAGTTTTAGACTTGAAGATTTTGTTTGTGTAAAGCAATTTAGCATTTAACAAATTAATCTCGTTTAATTCAGACTTTAAAGTTTCAATAGTAGAATAAGCTTCTTCAAGATCTCCTGAACCACCCATTCCTGTATCACTGATATCTTTTCCAGTTTTAACTGCGGAATCGTACCC